ATCTTTCTGGACACTGAAGGCTACTCTGACATTGCAATTGCGGTATGTGATCGCTGCAAAATGAAACGCCCGCACGCGGTGATGCGTAACGACCCCAATTTCCCGGGCCTTCGGGTGTGCAATGAAGGTTGCGCAGATCAGCTCGACCCCTATCGCTTGCCTGCTCGCAAGACAGAAAGGATAACAATTCGGTTTCCACGTCCTGACCTTTCACTCAACGCTGGCGACAATTATTTGGTCACTGGTGGCATCACTAGCGTATTCCAAATCTCGACCGAGGGTAACACCCAGACGCCAACCTCGACTGGAAACAAGGACACTATTGCCCCAAACCCACCAGACAATACGAGCACATAAATGTCCGCACAAGTAACCATACTCCAACTGCCAGCCGCTGGTGCTATCACAGGCACTGAGGCGGTTCCTATTGTCCAAAACGGGGTGACGGTCCAGACCACGACTGCAGCACTTGCTGGCTCACCCGTCCAAACTTATTCTTATTTGACAGTTACCCAAACCCCTCAACTGGCAAACAGTCGGTATGTGGGTGCGACAAATGGTTTGACTGTGACCGACGGAGGTGCACAGGGACTTTTTAATATAACAACCACAGGCGCGTTATCGTCTTTGGTGTCATCTGGCACGGGCATACAAGTTAAAACCTCGTCTACGGCCATTACAGGCCGTTTTGTGGCTGCTTCCGGGGCTGGACTGTCTGTCACCAACGGTTCTGGTGTATCTGGCGACCCAACCATTGCGTTAAGCGGTCAAGTGTTAAATTTTGCCAACGCCAATTTCAATGGCCTTGTGGCGCTTTCAACTGCTGGTGGCATTACTTCCGCAACCATCACAGGAACCGCAAGTCAAATTGATGTTGCAAACGGAACAACTGGCGTTAACACTACCAAAACTTTCCTGCGGATTAACAAAATGGAAACTTGGTCTGGTAACGCAGTAGGCGCGGTTACAGCCGTCAATGGCGCTGTCACGTACTCAAAGATTACGGCTGGCAATGGTGTGACTCAGATGTCGCTGTACACCGTTCCTGCTGGTTACACATTCTACCAAACCTACTATCAAGCAGACACAAACACATCCGTAACAAGCGGCGCTTACGTCAGGCTGCGTACATACCAAGTTCATCGAGAAAGAACTGGCGATGTCATTACGGCTGAACTGCAAACTGCGTTTGTGCAACAACTAGCAATTCCGCTTCAATTCCCTGTAGCTTACCCAGAAAAGCACGACATTCAATGGCAAATGCAGGGTTCTGGTGGTTCTGGCGCAGTAGCTAATATTTATGTTGGCGGTGTCTTAATTAAAAACCCAGATTGACAACCATGCCAAGCAAATCAGCATCTCAACACAGGCTAATGGAAGCCGTAGCACACAACCCCAGTTTCGCAAAGAAAGTTGGGATTCCTACAAGCGTTGGCAAAGACTTTGCCGCGGCTGATAAAGGCAAGAAATTTAAAGATGGCGGCCCTAGTTTGGCGGTTGGCCGCGGAGAAAAACTCTCTGTAGAAAAGGGCGCTGGATTGACCGAAAAGGGCAGAGCCAAGTACAATCGTGAGACAGGAAGTCACTTGAAAGCTCCGCAACCACAAGGCGGCGCCCGAAAGGACTCGTTCTGCGCCAGAATGTTGGGTGTTGTAGAACATTCAAAAGGCGATGCCCCAAGGGCAAAAGCATCTTTAAAGCGTTGGAATTGTCCCAATTGGTGAGGTAACGAATGGCTTATTCAGGCACAGTTGGAGAGACTGTAATCAGCGTACAAGACCTCATAGATCATGGGGCACGCAGATGCGGCAAATTGGCCGAGGAATTAACCTCAGAACAAATTGTATCCGCTCGCCAATCCTTATATTTTCTGCTGTCACACCTTGCCAATCAAGGCATCAATTACTGGGCAATTAACAAAAAGGTTTTTGGTTTAAAGGCTGACCAATACATCTACACCATGCCTGTGGGCTGCATAGATGTGCTGAACGTGCTGTATCGCAGCATGAACCGACCTTCTGGGTCATACACATCTTCCGCTGGGGGGGTAGTTGCTAATGTTTACGACTCAGACATTGACACAGTTTGCCAACAAACAAGCACCAATGGCAACATATCTGTTAATTACGGCACCAATAATCCCATATACGCTGGTTCTATTGGCTTTCTTCCCTATGTTGCTGGCGGCGGAACGGCTACTTGGTCGATCACGCTAGAGTATTCTGTTGATGGTGTTACATGGAACACTCTGAACAACCTTGGGAGCATAGTTGTAACTGACAATCAATGGGTTTGGACTGACATTGACCCAGGCCAATCGGTCATGTACTACCGAATTCGGGCATACAACAACACAACTTTGGCTTTGCGCGAGTGGTTTGTTGGCAATAACAGCCGTGAAATCCAAATGTCACGTCTAAATCGTGATGATTACACCAATTTGCCCAACAAAAACTTTACGGCTAACCAGCCCTACCAGTTTTGGTTTGACAGAACCATCCCCCAACCTACTGTTTACCTCTGGCCTACCCCATCTGATCCATTTATTCAGATGACAGTCTGGTATCAGCGTCAAATTATGGACGTTGGAGCGCTTTCTGGTGAGCTAGAGATTCCACAAAGATGGTATGAGGCTGTTCAGATGATGTTGGCGCACAGAATGAGCATGGAATTGCCTCAAATTGACGTTGCACGCATTCAATATCTTGAAAAGATGGCAGATAAGTATCTGTTTGAAGCGCAACAAGAAGAGCGCGATAAATCTGGAATTTTTTTAGCGCCAAACATTTCTGTTTACACAAGGTAACATGACTAATGCCTACATTTCTTGACACATCTGGACTCACATCGGTTGCAATTGCAATCTGTGATAGATGTCGCATGAAAAGGGCGTTTGTATCGCTACAATCAGACCCAAACTTCCCTGGTCTACGTGTTTGCGATGAAGGATGCAAGGATAACTTTGATCCATACCGTTTAGCAGCAAGAAAAACAGAAAGAATTAACCTAAGATTCCCGCGCCCAGATGAAAGCGTAGCAGTACAAGACAACTCATTGACTACTGGCGGATATGGCGACTTTGTAATATCGCCAGAGCAAAATACGCAGACTCCTGAAAACAATGGAAATCTTGATAACCTGAATGTGAGTCCGTAATCATGGCAAACGTACAAATATCTCAACTTCCTGCTGCTGGTGCTATTACAGGCACTGAGCTTGTTCCTGTTGTTCAGAATGGCGTTACCGTACAAACAACTACTGGTGCTATTGCCGCATCTCCGGCTCAGACTCAGACCTTTCTGACTAAGAACCAAGAACCAAGCCTTCCCAATAGTCGTTATTTGTCCACTAATACAGGTTTATCCATCACAGATGGTGGTTCACAGTCATACCTACGCCTGAACCTAAACGGAGCCTCTGGGAGCCTAGAAACCGCCTCTACAGGCATGATTGCTAAGACTAGCGGAACTACCGTTGCCGCAAGGACGCTTTCTACCTCTGGTTTGGGTTTGAGCGTCACAAATGGTGATGGGGTATCAGGTAATCCCACTTTCCAGCTCACGGGTGTTGCCGCGGCGATTGCTGGCGCATCTGGCACAGGAATGCTTGCGATTGTGGGTGGATCTACGATTGCTAGTCGGCAAATCTACGGAACTGCTAACCAAATAAACGTGGTCAATGGAGATGGTGGTTCTGGTAGTCCAACTATATCTATAGTCAGCGATCCAACCATACCTGGCACAGGTGGTATGACTATACCCAAGGGAACAGTTGCACAACAACCCGCTGGAGTTACTGGTCAAATGCGATACAACACCACAAACGGGGTGTTTGAGGGCTTTACGGCAGGAACTTGGCTTGCTTTTGCTCAGGGTAACGGTGTAACCACATTTGATGGTGGAACCACAGGATTAACCCCCGCGCTTCCTACAAACGGCGTTGTTTCACTTGGCGGTACGTTAGTGGTTGCTAACGGCGGTACTGGCGCTAACACTTTAAGCGGTTATTTAAAAGGCAATGGAACGTCCGCCTTTACTGGTGTTGCAACTATTCCAAGCACAGACATTACTGGCTTGGGAACCATGTCAACCCAAAACGCCAATAATGTCAATATTACTGGTGGTTCAATTACTGGTATCACAGACTTAGCGGTTGCTGATGGCGGTACTGGTGCATCTACTGCCGCAGGTGCGTTGAATAATCTGTTGCCTATCCAAACATCTGCTGCAAACAAATACCTGTCGTGCCCCAACGACTTTTTGGCGGTGTACTCGATTGCGGTCAAAGATGCTGCTGGGTTATACGAATTCCTGCTGAACAAAGATGTGAACTACATCCGTCAGGCTTATCCGCAACCCACAGACACCGGGCTGCCGAGATATTACGCTTTGTTTGGACCCACCACATCTGGCACAACCATCACGAACGAGTTGTCGTTCATCATGGGTCCAACGCCAGATGCGGCCTACGATGTTGAGCTGCATTATTACTACTACCCCGAGTCGATCACCACTGCTTCGACGACCTGGTTGGGCGACAACTTTGACACGGTGCT